TAAAATCGCTTGATAAACACTATTACTACCTTTATAGTTGAACTTACCTATCTTTAGTTTTCTACCATTTTTTAATGTTACTAAAATATAGTCCGGTTTTACAAATTCATCCCAATCTTTGTAGAGGGGTGCTTCTTCGTTTACTACTTGCTTAATAAGTTCTCTCAGTTGATTTAGTTTCATAATTAATCTGATATTTTACGGATTTGTTGTTCTAATCTAATAAGTCGTTCCTTTATCTTATATATATTACTATTTGTTCTTTTCCAAAAACTTTCGTTGGTAACACCACTTTCTCGCTTCAATCTGCCATACCAATTCAGAAATTTCTCCATCTCTGCTAACTGCTTATTGATATTAGATATACCTCTACCTATCTTTGCATTCGCAGGTGAATCTTCTTGTTTAAGTTCAGTCCAACGATTTTCTTTTAATAGAGATTTTAATCTCATTTTCATTTTAGTTTATTTTATGTATTATTATTTTTATTTTTGGTGTATACCCTTCTGGTAAATCATGTCTAACACCTTTATACTCTTCTACCCTATCTTCGAAATAATCCAATACAAATATCTTCTTTGTCAGATTCAACTGCATCTGTGATGTTGTTTTCAACTTATCAGTATCTCTACTCATATTATTTGGATTGGTATGAGAATACTTATTTGTTCTAAGTGCTTTCAACTCATCTCTCCAATCTTTTAACTTAGATATCACATCTCTTGCACTATCTCTACGAACTATTGAACTTTTAAGAGATGGCCCTTTTGTATAACCCGCAGATGGATGTTCTAACCCGTGATTTGTTCTTACATATAATTTAGTAGGGTCTTGTCTTTTAATCAACGGATTATGTTTTGATGTCATCTCTACCGTAATCAAATGATTTGGGTCTGCTATAAATGTATGACCCTTAACCCCACTATTGAATAATACAGAGCTCTTTAATGCATCTTTTAGATTATTCGTTCCCAATGCTTGTCTGATTTTCAATCCATCTTTGGATTTCTTACCAGTCTTTTGTATAATCTGTTTTTCTTTTTCATCGAAACCAACGGTCAGAGAAGTATTTACAATACCAATCCCAAACTCATTCATTCCTTCACTCCAATCAGTTGTTACATCGTGTAGATATACAACTTCAACACCATTTATCATAGTGTGAACAACTTCTATAACAGGTTTATATGCTCTATCTCTGTTCTTTGCAAGTACCATATCATTTCCAAACTTTTTAGAAACAATAATACATTCATTTAGAAGTTTTGCCATTGGATAATATTATTATTTATTGTTCTTCAGTACCATCGTAACCACCTGCAACTTGTGTAATATAGTTCTCTGCTTTAGAAATGTGGTCTTGTGCCCAAGCTGGTATATCCTTTTCAGAGTTTCCTAATGTTTGTTTTAGCTGATTTGCTGCTTTGATGATATTATCTAACTGAGTTTGTGCCATATCAACTTCAAAATCTTCACGCAACTTAATACGTTTAGATTCTTTAACTACGGCATATCCAGTTAAATCTGCTTGTCTTTTTCCTTTTGCTTTTTCATTCTCAGGTTTACCAAATGCATATGGTGTAAGATACGGTCCAGCTCCATCGGATGTGCTGGCTTCTCTAACCATCTTACGAATATATTCTCTGAGTTTGTTGATTGTTGCTTCTTTAACGTGGTCTGGTAATCCTTTTAGTTTGGTAGATGCGAAATCTTTAGCATCCTTATCACTAAGTGTATCTGCTGCTTTTGCAACTTCTGGAGATGGTGCTTTCATATCACCTTTTTGTGTAGCGTGAACCATCCCCATAAACTTCTGCTGTGCTTTGCTTACTGCTGGCATATGTAATGTGTTTTAATTTATGATAAAAGAAGTATCGTTCCGGCAGAACATGAAATTGCCGATGGGTAGCAAGGAAATATTTGATGGTTGTCCAATGAACCTAAATTTAAACTACCACCACCTTCTAATGTTAAACTTCCACTAACACCAAATTCACCTTTCATTATACCCCATACTCTAGGATATACTGAATCTAAACCTAATTTTACTGAACCCGTTATGGGAGTTATCGAAAACGTTCTATAATTTGTACTCATTTTATTGTTTTTTAATAGTGTCTGTTAATTCTTTTAATAACTCATATGTCATCATCATAGCTGATAGATGTGTTTCTTTAATATTCTTTACCGATTTGATTCGTTTGATATTAACCATTGTTTCGGCAAGTTTGATTTTGGTTACAGAATCGTTAATCTTAGAACCAACTTCTTTCAAACTATTTAATAATTTAGTTACTTCATTACCAACGTATTCATTTAATTTACCTGTATTATTCATATTATTGATATATTCTTTCAATAATGTTTTTTGAGGTGTTGATAAGTTTTTATATTTTTTATTAAAATTCTCTACTAAGAACTTATAACTCAACAAACGAACTTCTACATCTTGTTTCTTATATTCATCCAATGCTTTGTCGGTTATCTTTTGTTGCTTATTCTCAATTGAGCTATTAATGATGTTCTCAATGATAGTAAATCTTGCACCAACGATATCCTTTGGTTCGAACATTTCAGTTGAAACAGTCACTTCAAATATTTTATATATCGAAGCAAGTGCTTTATAATTGGATACCGGTGATTTAATGAACTCATCGATATTATATACTTCTTTGATTGCTTTAATCAAGTTATACTTTTCTTTCGCCAACTTTACTTCATCAATTCTTTTTCTTGCCTGGCATACCGTATCGATAAAATGCTCTGCTTTAGACTCAGAATTATATTTTTCGTTAATAAGGTATTGGTATAGTTTTAACTCTTTACCAATCTCTTTAGTTGAAGAAAAGAATTCTTTTAGAATACGTTCGGCAACTGGTTTTGATTTATTTACTAAAATCTCAGATGTAATTTGCCTAACTAACAATTCAAAAATGAATCCGGTATTTTTAAATTTGGAGTGCTTAATATTTTTCATCAATGTATAATTTGTCTGATATAAATATATGATATTCTAAGTTTATTATGATTTACTATTGGAATCTGTTAAAATAGTCTTTTTGTTACCATCCATATCCTTAAATATCTCCTGATAATTTGTTCTTACTTTATATTTTGTAGACTCATCTTTTTGTTTTAACGTCTTTATTCCGAGTGGGTCTCTACCTTCGGGATGGTCATCGTGCCCATATCTTACCGGGTCTTTGGGTCTTCCAACCTTACCATCTTCTTCCAATTCATTCTTAATCCTTTGAATCTCTTCTTCTACATTAGTTTGTGCTTCTGTTCCGGTTTCATTTGCCGGGTCAACACCTTGTGTTTCAATTGATGATAAACGGAATGCCTGTTTAGTATCTTCAATTACTCCAATTGTTAAATCATCTTGTTCTTCTTTTGCTAATCCCATAATAGATTCGTACATCCATTCTTTTGAGAACATCTTAGTTTGTTGCATTTGCTGAATCAATGATACCTTTGAATTATACAACTCTACCTTTTCTTGTTCGTAAATCTTAGATGGTATAGTTAATTCCAAAGAGAATGAAGTTAAATCATCACCATCTATTCCCTGTGCATATAGATGTACAATTGCAATCTTAGTTAATTCTGAAATTAATACTCTTTGTATTCTTTCAATTGTTTTAGCAAAACGAATATCTTGTGCTGCAAGAGTTGATTTACCACTTGTATCTTCTTCGTATCCTAAATATGATTTTGGAATCTTCAAAGCCGCCATCAACTTACCTTTTAAGTAGTTGATATCATCAATCATATTGTATTCCAAACCTTTCAGGGTATCAATCGTAGTACCATTATCATTACCACGAACTGGCATATAATAATCTTCAATTAGGTTCTGAATGTTATACTTTAAGTTGTAATCACCAGTCTTTTCATCAACAAATGGAACTTTCTTAGAAGAGTTAATAATCTTCTGCATATAGTTGTCCACTTCGTTTGGTGGAATATTACCAATATCAATTTTGAAAATACGTTTTTCTGGTGCTCTCATAATACGATGGATTAACATTGCATCTTCCATCAACATTAATTGTTTCCAAACTCGTCTGCCACCTTCAATCATTGATTTACCATATGGTAAGAAGTTTGCATCAGAGTTCAAACGGAAGTGAGCTACCTCATAGTTATCATATTCTTTCTTATTAGAGAAGTTTGCCTGTGAGAATCCACTACCTGGGTTTTGGAAAGGAGAATATATAAATTTTACCTTTTGTGGGTTTTTTAAATCAAAACCTTCAATACGTGATGTTTCGTATACAGACATTGGTACTACGTTAATAATACCCAACTCATCTGAAATCTCCAATTGTAAGAAAAAATCACCATACTTTACTAAATTACGTGTCCAAGGCCATAAGTTAAACTCAATATTCAAAATATCAAAAAATAGGTTTTCTAATATCTGTTTAACGGTATCATTTGGATGATGAATCTTTAATACACTACCTTGCTCATTCTTAGCAGTATACTCATCTGAGTATATATCCAATGCAGATGCCAGAATGGGGTCCATGTCCATAGAATCGTAATCTCTGAAAAGGTCAATACGAACTTGTTGATATGCCTGTGCTGATTCAATTAATCCACCTGCAAATTGTGGTATCTTCATACGAGTATACCTATCTACTAAGTTAGTAGACATGTTTTGGTATTCATCGGTATCAATTACCTTTGTTCCTTGTTTAGTTTTACGAATTATCGTATTCGTTGAAAATAGTTTCTGTAACCTACCAAATATTGATGCGTCTGCCATTTATTTATGTATTATTGATTTATTATTCTAATTTTTATTACCAAGCTCTGCATGACCAGTATCTTGCTTTCCATCTCGGACCTGGACTATCGCAATTCATTCTTGCTCTGAATGATTTTCTTCTTTCCGGATTGTTTTTTTTAATTACCATCCGTTTTCCATGTGCCGATGTTCCTCCAAACCCAAAGTTTACTTTAACTACGTTTCCTTCTGGATTCTTAACATACACTTTAAATTTCTTAACATCGCCTTGCATTGGTTTACCAAGCTTTACATCTCTTCCCTGATATTCTGCTTCATATACACAACTACAATCTGATTCCGAAAGTGTATTGTTATATTCTCTGATATATTTAATAAAATCCTTTACTTCTGAAATTGTTTCTACATCATACTCATCGATATCTTCACTTTGAGTTCTGTATGTTTTGGAGTTAGGTACACAATTTGGTACTAACTTACCATCTTTATTTTTCATACCAACTTGTGTATATCCCTTCCAACACTTATTTTCCATTATTCTAATTATTTATTACAATTGTTTCACTATATAAATATAAGAAAATTATCCAAGCAACCAAAGTAAACTTTCTTTTTCTCCATGAGCAGTTGGCATTTCAAACGGATTGCCCTTATCCCAATTATTTGAGTAGAATCCGGCACTTGTCTGCATTGTAGATGAATCCAACATTGCACGTGTCAAATCCACTCCTTCTTGCTTCAATCTTAATGCAGTATTCCTAACCCATAGCCCAATAGATAGTGCCATCGTTAAATCATCGTTATATCCCTTCATTGCTTCTGCCTTACCATTATACCAAATAAATGTAAATAGTTCATCTATGAGTCTGCTAGAACGTATTATGATGTCCTTCTCTCTAAGGTAAGTATCTAAGGTAGAGATGATAAGAGGTCTGGTCTTCGATGTTGTTGAAAATCCAGCTACCATTTGTTTTTCATCTCTGTAAAACTTATTAGATAATTGGCGTTCTACATCTATGTATTTCAAATCTTTACTCATATAGAATAGATTACCATATGCTCTATCGATTACCTGTTGAATTGTTGCCCAACCAACATTTGCATTTTCAATAACTAAAAGTGCATTATTATATTCAGTTGCTAAACTTACTAAGAAGTTTCCGAAATCCTTTGTATCAATCTTACCTTTGTATTCTGCAACTTGTGAACTATCTTGTATATCAAGTATTTGGCAAGTAGAGTAGTCGGAAGAATCTCCACGTGCAACGTCAGCTACTACCATATACTGACGATTATAGTTGGGATACTCCCATACCCATAAATTACCATCAAACCCACGCTTTTCAACCGGGTCCATCACATATGTATTTTTATACCAAGTCAATAAATCTGGATCAATTACGGTATCACCGGAACTAACAAACGATGCATCACACTCTTGTATTGCTCCTTTAATTCCTAAGATACGAGTCTGTTCATCTCTCCAAATTTGGTTTCTTTCTGGATGGTCTGTCCAATGTAGTTGTATTGTATTAAAACTATTAGCGCCTTCTTCTGCTTTTACCCACATTTGATGAAACCAGTTACCAACTCCATTAGGAGTAGATAATACAATTGCCGAACCACCAGTTGAAAGTGTTGATTGTGCTGATAGCCAAATCTCATCGATATCTCTAATGAATGCCGCCTCATCAACTACTAATAGTGATAGTGCCTCAGAACGTCCTGCATCTGGAGAAGATGCGATTGCTTTACATTGTGAGCCGTTCTTTAATTTAAGTGAAAGTTTATTATCTTCAACTGAACTATTACCACCATCTCTTAACCATACCGGAAGTAAATCATGCATTACCCTAACCTTCTCAACTAAGTTCTTTGCTACCGTTACTTTAGTAGCAATAACCAATGCGTTGAAATCTTGGTTGAATAACATCTTCCAAAGAATAAAACCCGCCGAAAGAGTTGATAAACCTAACTGACGAGATTTGAGAATGATATTAAATCGGTTATCCTTAAAATCGGTTAAACAATCCTCTTGGAATGGATATAAGTGAAACGGAACTTTACCACGTTGTGGATGTTGGATTACGCAGTATTTTTTCATAAAGTAAATCGGGTCTTGCCCACACTTACGATACTCGTCTGCTATAATCTCCTTTAACGTCTTTGCCGGTTGTTGTTGAAGAGACATTTATTTTTTAATTTTAATTTTCCAATATGCCCCTGCACCAATATAAGGTGTTAACTTACTATTAGGAGTAGTTCCTACGGTATTGGATACTCCAATTCCTAATTGATATATTTGGTCAGATTTTGTTTTTAGTAAAAATCCAGCTGCTACATTGGAAAGAATATCCGTTTTATTAAATCCACCAGATATACCATAATATAATTGTGTTCTAGGTAGTTCCTTTACAATTGTGGTTTCAGTAACGATTCTTTGTTTTACCTTTGCTGAGAATGTTCTACCTTGTATTCTATTTTTCGAAATAGTATCAATCAATGATACAGTTCCTAAATTATCAGGTAAGTATAATGTATCTTTGTAGATATTCTTTGAATAGTATGCTCTAATTACTGCCAATGTATCAATCTTAGCAGGGATACGAACTTCTTTAATACGTTCATGGTAGATATTTCTTCCACGTTTGGTAACTACTTTAGTTTTAATTACCTCAACTGTATCAATGGTATGTTTTACCAATTCATACTTCTTACCATCTACATTTACAATCTTTCCTGCGTTTTGTTGTTTTTGAACTTGCTGAAATATGAAAAACAATATTAATGCCGCTAATGCTATGTTTTTAATTTTTGAGAATGTCATATCTTTATCTTTTAATGAGTTCTGTATGATTTAACTCGGTTAACTTATCTTCTAATGCCAACTTACGTTCTAACAATGCTTCAATTGCTTCTTCAGCACCTTTGATATCGTTTTCCAAATCGGCTTTTACTTTGTTAATATCAATATCGTATTTCCATTTTTCAATAGAACCATCTTCATTGATAAATTCAATTTGTTGAGATACTCCACCCAACGCATCTACAAATCTAGCTTGCAAATCACGTATATAAGCCAACTGATTTCTTGTTATCTTATAATCTTCATAAAATACATATGTCCCATCTTCTCTCAACTGAGTTTCTTGCTTAGCTAAACAATCGGCACATAGACCTGTTTTTCTAATTAACTTCATATCAGCATAACCGTATGTTATAGTTTTGCATTCATCTGCGGAACACTCACTTAACTTATCGAGATATGCTCTGATATCATCCATTTGAGTAACGGTTGCTTTGTAACCTTCTTTTTGTTCCCACTTACTTCCGTCTGCATCTTCCCATACATCACCAACTTCTCGCTTTGGTTCAACGGGAGCATCGTATCCAAATGTGTGCTTATTATCATCCCCAGTACCAAATACGGTATCAATAATTACCTTTCTAGTAGGATGAATATGTTTATTAGTTTCATCAAAACTCGTTCTCTTTGCCATAATATTTATTTATAACTTATTATTAGTATTTTTTGTTTCGTTTAATCTTTTATAGTATGTTGGAACTGATATATCTAACTTAGCACATATATGTTTTATTTTATATCCTGCTTCTTTTAATTTTAATATTTCAATTCTATCGGATTCATGCTTCTTATTCCAATATGGTATTCTAGCTTCAACTGATTTTTTACCTAATAATTCTCTATCTACATTTTTCATAGCCGCTTTAGTGGCTTCGGATACCTTTTTACTTAGCCGAATAGCTGCTTCTACCCCATATCTCATTTCATTTGTAATACCACGTTGTGCATTTCCTATTTTATGTTTGGTATCTAAACTATGTTTATATCCCATATCTGTTCTAGCTTTATTTGCATTCTTTGCTCTTTTAATTTTTTCTTCTTTGGGTAGATTGATATTATATTGCGTAATAAATGTTGATGATTTTTCTTTACTAGTTATCATTTTTAACAGTCCAGCTTCTGAGTAAATTTCTTCCCATCTTTTTCCTTTCTTCATCTTATTAGCATCTACTGCAAATTGATTATATCCACCAGTTCCTCCTGGTATCATATTATACCCATCATATATTGAATTATATTCATTTATATAATCTATTTCCAATTGATTCAATTTCTCTGCCGAATCTGTATTATCTATAATACTCCATTCAAAATTGTCAAATCCGTATGATATTAACGCTTTATGAAATTTTGATTTAACGTTTGTATTTGCTATCTTAATATGTTGATGAATACGTTCTTCTAAAGTTTTTATAGTTTTACCTATATATACTTTATTTGATATTTTATTAATACATTTATAAATAATCATATTACACTCTTTACATATAAGTATCGAGAAATAATATTTTTATACAAATTTAGTGGGATATTACCAAAATATATTTATAAGTTTGTTTAATGGCGCGAATGATCCCGTGAGCTTGTAAGTCTTATCATTATATATGAATACAATCCCTTCGGTTGGAACTATTTTATCAACTCCACCTAAGTTATTCAATCGTTCTAATTCAGATTGTAGTTTAGCTATCATAGTAGGGTCGCCACCATTTCTAACTTTATCTGCTACATCTTTTAATCTGTTCTTCATATTCCTAATTGCAGTATTTGGATTAACCGTCAATACTGAACTCATAAATGATAACACATCTGCACCAACCCCTAAGAATATTTCTTCAAATGGTTTGATATTAGCTTTCTGTTGTTTTGCCACATTCACTTTATCCTGCGTAGCTGCCCATGCTTTTAATTCTGGGTTTGCAATTGTAGTTAATCTGAATGATGTATCATAGAATCCCCAACGTCTAATCAGTGCATCTTTTGTTATCTTATCAACTTCAAATGGTGCGTTTTTATCTATGAAATCACCCCACCATGCTGAATGATAATCTGCTACTCCATCAGAATCACTAAGTCCAAATTGATTTTCTAATTTAGAAAGTTTGGATAGATACCCTGCTTTCTTTTGTTCTAAATCCGTATTCTTTGGTAATTCAACAACAGGTGGTCCTTGAATCGTATATTTTGATTGAACTTCTGCATTTACTTGCTTAATCATTCCGGCTAATATTTTAGCTGCCGATTGGTCTGCACTAATTGCTTCACCCTTTTCATTATAGCAAGTTGTATTATGGAATACTAACAATGCTTGTCCGTATGGAATAACATTTACTGATTCTGGCCATATTACTTCCAAATTCATAAAACATTGTCCTTCTTTAAATATTTTATCTCTTTGTGCATTTGTTAGTGATTGGATTGCTGCTGATAAATCTTTCATAGCGAAATTGTAAGCATCTGTCAATCCACCCCTTCCGCCAAACTTTGCTTCAACTTCTTCGATACCCATTGCATTTGCTCCGGCATTTGCTAAGTGGCCTTTGTTTCTTGCCGCTATTAACCTACCATTCTTCCAACTGATTGCGAGTGCTTGGCCATCTGTATTATGAATTAATATACCATTAGCATAATAGCAAGAATGCCCATCCACCTTTATATCATAGCGAGTTTGTGTTTTATTTATTTTATTGATTGATATAATTTTCATAATTTATTCGTATAAATTTACAATTTAATAATTTTTCGATGAGAAAAAACAGATGGAAGTTACTGAATTATTTTGAAATCCATACCTTCCACCAATTCATCGGCTCTAATATACCCAATACCCTCTACAAACATTCTATGATTTGGTGTAACTTCAATGTATTTACCATCTTCCAATTCAATGCGTAACCACTCATCGGAATAATCATTATTAAATTTATCCATAACTTGCATATATTCATTGGAATTGGTATTCGAATTGTATGCAAGCACCTTATCATCAATGTTTTCATCGACAAACGTTGATATTGGTAGTTTTCCATTATTTTCAGTATGTATTAAACTATCACCGGCTATACATTTCTCTCGTGTAAGTTCTAAATTACCTTCTAATGCTTTTGTAATAATATCTTTTAAATCACCGAATGTCAAATTCATATCATCAAATGGGTGACTCATGTGTCCATATGCCCCGCCTTCTAATAACATCGATTCGTTTAGTTTACTTTCTTTGTTTATCTCAATCGCTGCTAACTGACGTTTTGCAGATGCTAAACTATTGTGAGTTCCTAACCTCTTTCCACCATTCTTTGGGTATACAACATATTTATCATCAACTTTCTTTATCATTTCATCTACGAATACTGGAGTAGAACTTTTGAAATCCGATTTACGCATTATCGTTTTAGCTATCAATTTGTTAGCTTGCTGCATAAACGGAATGTTGATATTAGTACGAGTATCTTTTACAACGAATTGCTGGTATTGTTTTATAAATTCTAAGAATCGTTTCTTATTATCTCCTAATCTTTTGAAAAACCCTATCAACTCTGCGGTTGATATTTCCTTACCATTTCTCGGGTCATTCAATCTTTGAAAGAAATGGTCTGTCTGCTTTCCCAATTCAATCTCTTCAGGACTTAGTTGGTTATCTGCATATTTCTCAACGGTATCTAAATCGGATTTTGCCATCTCAGATAAATTCTCTTTGATATTTAATGTATCTGCAAACCCCGTAATGGTATCGTAATCTGAATCTTCTAATGTATCTTCGATTTCTTTTCGTGTTGCTCTGGTATCTGCACAAACTGCTACTGCTACCTTTTTCTTAGTGAACGAACCACCTTTATCATATAATTTCATTATTTGCGTATAGAACTCATCACTCTTAGCCATCTCATTCAAATCTTTGATATGTCGGAATGTTACTACCTTCTTACCATTGATTGTTGGCATACCATGCTCATCTGTACCAATAACTTTTACAACTGTCTTTTTGTTCTTAAACTTACCTGTAAGGATTGTATCTCCTACATTTACATCCAATGTTATATCTTCTTTTGTAAGTTTTTTTGGAACTTTTGGTTTTAACTTTTCTACTGGTAAGGTGTCCTTTGGATTTCCTTTATCAAACTTAGTAACTTTTTCTTTGAATCGTGGTAGGTTTGCAGATTTATATTTAACAGTTAAGATGTTTGCATCTTCATCTCCATAAATAGCATCTGCTATTGGATATTCCATTTGAGTATATCCACCATTATTAAACCAAGGGTTAATTTTATTTACACCATCGTTTCCTGCTAATCTTCGTTTCTTACCTTTTGGAATATATGCACCATCTGCTGTACTATCATCACCACTTAATGCCGAACCTTCGGTAAGTTTGTTAACACCTTCCGTATAGATTTTACTATTTATCTTACCATAATCTCTTAACATTATACCGGCTACTGCATTGGCTTGGTTTTCGATTTTAGAGCCGGTCTTACCATCTAATACATCGTTGGTAACTAATCCCATCTCATCTTGCTTTCTATGAACCATTTCATGTGCTATGGTTCTCAGTATATCAGCTGCCAATCTACCATCGATTGCTACAAGTATCTCTTTTGTTTCAGTATTATACCCACCCAATGTAGTATTGGTTTTTGCTAACTCTTCGCCACCAATTAGAACAACTTTAGGTCTTTCCTTTAGTTTTAATCTTTCAGTAGCGTATTTTATAAAGTGAGCTATACTATGTAATTTCGAATCTGATATTACTTCGTTTATAGTTTCAGTATTATCGTTATTTGATTTGAACTTATCTAACAATCTACTATTATTGTATGAATCAATTATCTTACTCGTTGTTTCCAAATCAGGTTCCATATTCTGCATTCTCTCAGCGATTGCTGCTGCAAATATGTTTAGATACGTTGAATCATCTACTTCTTGATTTGAGAACAATGCTGCTTTACCAACTCCAGTTGCTATTACTTCGGAAACGGTATGAGGTATGAACTCAATTGCCATATGTTTTGCAAATGCAGCTGCTCCATGTGCGAATCCACCAAATGCTACGCCAGATATAGAAGCTAATACTATTTTAATCCCAACGGCTTTCATAGCTTTCTTATCTTCATCATCTAATTTTTTCCCAGTCATCAATTTCTTAACACCACCAGCTGCTGCTTTGAATTCGTGTGCTTCGTGTTTTAATCCATTCACAATTGCATGACCTGCTCCAGTTGCTTTGTGCATTATCGCCTCACCCCAACTACGACGTATTGGTGTATTTCCGTTATGAACTTTATCTTTAAAGAACTCTTTTTCTTTTTCAGACCAACCCTTTACTGAAGATGATATCTTTGTTATAAGTGCTTCTCTGGATTTACCACTTGCACTATTCTTAGAATCCTTTTCAGCGGATGATTTTAACTCTGCCCCACTTAATGGTTTAGGTTGTGCGGTTGGAGTACCATCTGTATTGGGTGTAGTATCTGATTTGGATTTATCGGTATCAATCTTACCCTGTGCAGTTTGCCCTTTTAGAACCGGTTGACCTGGTTGAGATGCTACATTTGGTTTTGATTTAACATCTGCTTTTCCATCTACTTTGCGTGGTTCTGTTCCAACTATCTTTTGTGCTTGGATATGTGCAGGATGGTCTTTTGGTAAATGTAATGCGGCTGCTACGGTTATCTTCTTAGCTTTACCATCTTTTGTTTTGTAATCAAACGTTTTCTTATAGATTGGATTTTCTGCTTCATTAAAGTATCCTTGAATAAAAATATCCATATCTTCTACAATGTTATCTATACTTTCGTTCATTACTTTATATGGTGCATGTGGTTCGTATTCATGGTTTAATCTAACATTGAATGGATATACTTCCCATTTTTCTGCTTTTTGTCTTGCATAATCTTCACCTTTTGAAGCATGGATTGCACGTTGCATTGGTCCATTTTCTTCTTTATGGTTAAATACAGGCAAAACTCTACTTGTAATTTTTTCACCATAACTATCACTTAGGTGACTATGTACTTCCCAACCTGGTAGTTTTTCTGTATATCCAATTCTAGGATTATCAAATTCATCCCAACTGATATTATGATTTCCGTTTACACCACTATCATCAGTATCACTGGTACTTGCTTCTGATATATAATCAAAGTATTCTTTAAGAAATTCATCAAACTCTTCACCAACTAAAAATAAATCATCTGCACTTTCCGAAATAGGGTTATATGCATAATCCTTATTGCTATCCGCAGTTTTTCTATATTCTGCATTATTCTTTGCTATTCTTTTCATATCTTCTTGCGATGGGTATCCTCTTAAAAAATCCTCAGATAATTTTAGTTTGGATGTTATTAGGTTAAATATTTTCTTATCAAACTTAGGGTATGCCTTTAAGAATTTGGCTTTCTTTTCATCTTCAGTTCCTATACCCAACCAACTACGAACATCAGTTCCACTAATTGCATTGGGTTGAGCAGGTGATGTATACACATATCCTTTTTTACCATATGGGTGGTCTGCTTTACCATTATACTTTTCAAAATACTTACCACTCAATCTTTCTGAATCTTTCTCTCCAACAACTACAATTAAAGCAGTAGTTTCAGTATCATACTTATTTAGTATTTCAGCAGGTGCGTATGGGTTTTTGACCTGTACTATCTTATCTAATGGGATACCAAACATATTGGTCATAATCTCACGCTTCTCATCAAAATCAAACGGAGATTTGGCATTATCGGTTTTATTGGATGTACCAATGTAAACATTATCTGCTCCAAACTTTGAAGTTAAATGTTTATAAGTCGCATAATGTCCTTTGTGGAATGGTTGAAATCTACCGGAGTATACAACAATGGTTTTGTTAATCTTTGAATTATCCATTTATAGTTTTATATATAAATATTCTAAAATAATCTTTTCTTATAGATTGTACAAATTGTTGTATCTAAAACTCATTTAAGATTAAATTAACTTATTTTTGGTTGGTTTTATTCCTGGATGGTTATTTACAAAAAAATCATTGAAATATTGAACATTATCTGCAATTGATAAAGACAAATCCGAATTTTCTCTTACAGGTGTAACCATTAATGATTCTGGAAATTGCAATGGTAATATATTATTCTCTATGATTGCGTTATATAATAATATATTTGGTCCTATGCCAAATGGTAATTCATTAAAATCTGAATGTATTCGTTTTAAATCGGATATATATCTTACTAAACTTGCAGACATTAAATCTACCGAAAAACTATCACCACCAAACCAAAAATCCATAATACCTAAGCAATTATCTTCACGCATCATTCTTACAATTGCGTTTGTATATATACAGTTATCCCGTATCATATGTTTTTTAAATAATATATTAATCGGACTTGCTGGCTTCATAACGATATCATATCGTTGGCAGAAACACATATCGTATCGGATTCCGGTTTCTAATTCATATTGATTTTTTAAATTAATAGATGAAACTAAACTATTGAAGAATGCCATATTCCACCCAATTATTTTAGATTCAGATTCGTAGTCGGATATTTTATAACTTATTGGATTGTATACATTTAATATAGAATCTGTATCTTCATCGGATACGTTTGTTACGTTATTATATATTTTACCACAAATGTGCCCAGGTGTATTATAGTTCTTGGTGTGACAAAAATAATCAACTTTAATTTTAACGGAAGTCAATCCAATACCTTCAAAATTAACATCACGTATCTGCCCATCCATATCATACCCGCTTTTTATATATTCTGCACAATATAAACCAGTTCTGATTTGGCCGAACATACATACGGCTATTCTAAACTCTCTCATAAACTAAATACTTCTAAGTTTAATTTTCTAAGCCAAGTTCCCCATACAACTTTATTCATATTAAAATCTTTAAAAAACATAGTTGCTAATTTAACTAATTCAATTTCGCCAATTGGTTTATTTTTCCACAAAAGTGCAATTCTGTCAAAATTATGCATTCGAGTTATAAAGAAATGATAATCAAATTGTTGTTGTATATTATTACACCGAACCTCATTACGTCTTAAACAATCTAAATCATTTTTTATTATATCAATTTCATCACCATATGTAGAATTCCAATATATAACAGCAGTATATTTCTCATCAGTATCCGTTTCTCTATAAAATCTAGTCGAACTTGCATTATTCATAGAATACGTCATCTGCTTAAATGGTTTAAATAAGTCAAAATCAATATTTATTTCATCAGTTGGGATTACATGTCCTCCCAATAAAGATTTGTATGGTTTAGCTGTATTAATAATTGTTAGTCTATCATCTGTATCGATTGTTATTAACAAATCGTTATCCCATATCTTACGAACTACCAAAACTTCCGATGCGATTGGTATTACTATGCCACTTTCGGTTATTATATGTGTCAACCAAAATGAATGGTTATTTATATTTAACCATTTTAACAAATTACTATTTTGCCATTTTTCTGGGTTTCCTTGGTATACAATATGGAAGTGCATTTATTATATTTTTATATTTTTACACATATTGTAGAATTCTTCTAACTCTGGAAATGTTTTACAAAAATTAGTTCCTCTACGTCTATCGTGCTCTGTAAAATATTTATAAAAATTATATCTATTTTTTAATTGCTGTTCTTCATCCTGTGGAGATATCATCCAATCGTAGATTCTTTCCATTTTGGAAATTTCAACATCGGAGAATCCAAAACTAACTCCATTTGCATTTATATTTTTATGAAATACTTCTTTTAGTTCATTTTCTCTTTCTGAATGGGATTTTATTATTTTCGAAAAATCATACGGAAGAATTTGAACTGTTTGGTGCAATGGGTGTCTTAAAAATGATGCATCCAATGTTATAGGCGTTACCCATGCCCTATCATTTGAAGCATATTCCATTTTTAAACAATTAGCACCATCTATCAATTTATGATAGCTTGATACTGATAATGCATTGTATGTACTCATTATACCAACTGTTACGGTTGGGCATTTTAATAATAATTTATTTATATTATCCCAAAATTTATTAAATATCATACCATGTCTACCATATTCTGCTTTCTCACCCCAACCATCAACAGATGTATATATTACAAAATCTTTTACTCTATTTTCATCTTCTATTTTATTTATTTTTGTAATTAATTTATCAATCAATTCATCAGGTACTCCTAGGTTGGAATTAATTGCTAAATGTAATTCTTTATTTGGATTTGGTTCATTGATAATATAATCTAATACTCCCCACATATCTTTACTCAACAATGGTTCACCACCTGTAATTCTGAATGTATGTAAATCTCTATACAATTCAGGCCACCATTTCCAAAAAGCTTCTACATATACATTCTTTTCTCTATTCGGAATCGGCATCTTATCTTCACGCTTCATCCATTCAACTGAATTAAAGTTGTCCATAGTAGGATACCCACCATACTCTTCAATCTCTTCCATCCAAGTTGTACTATATGCTGGCCCACAATATGAACACTTAAAATTACAAGTGCTACTAAATGAAACCTCTACATATTTAGGATTAAAATCTGCTCTCCAATCTGAATTGATTATCTCATCTTTGTATGGTAGTGACCATGGTTCATGCGATTTAAATATCCTATCTGAAAATTGTTTTGAATTATCTTCAACATTCCAGCAATACCCACATTCTGCCGGTCTAATACCTTCCAGCATTTCTTTCCTACGAAGTTTTTTAAATTGGGTATTATGTAGAGCTGATGGGTTTCTGGCTATTTCTGTTTTAGATATCTTATGTGTTCCGGGGTGGTGGCAGGAATGGTTATGACCACTCTGTAATTCTAATGTTACTTGTGTCCATTTTGCTAAACAAAATCCACAACCGACTTTATCTAATTCCGTTTTTACTTCGTTGTGTGTCATACCGTAACGTTTATCATTTTGTGATTGTTAAAAATTGTTTGTATACCTACTAATGTATACTTTGTATCTAAGTTGGACATTCCATCTCGTTTGTAATCTATCTTTCCCTGCTGCATTTCTAAGATATATCTTCTTTCATTTCTTGCAGTAGTTTCTCCTTTTGCCCACTTATCAATTCCACCTACCGTTATTAACCCTTCAGTTTCGTGTGGTAAACATTTAAACCTACCATCTCGTCTGTATGGTAATGATACGAATGGTATTGATATATCCTCTGTTTTAAATATAACTTTATTCAACTTTCCATTATTATCGCCTTGCAAGTTTATCAGTTCATTGGTGTTTCTATCTACCTTTTCAAAATCATAATGCATGATTAAATTATCGGATATCGTATCGGTATGTAATTTACTAACCTCATCTTCCGTTAATGCTCTATTCCATAATTTCAAATCTGATATCTGTCCTTTGAAGTATGCGTTTGGCTCAAATGGTGGTGTGCTGGGTGTGTAACCTACACAGAAATCTTCAGTTCCATACCTCTTTAAAGAACTCATTAAATCAACGGGTGAGTGTGTTCCAGTTCCATTTCTTGCACTACTCTCTCTACCATTAAGGTAAAAGTGCATTTTGTTCGTATCAGTATCAACTACCATCGTTACCCAAGTCCACTCATTCTCATATCGTTTAATCCATTGGTATATGTGTTCTTTATTAGAACTCCATAACATAGCAGTATATGCTCTACTATTATTAAATGATAATCCCCAATCATACCCAGGTTTTCTGAATATCGGGTACTCTACAAATCTACGATTGGTATCTCCGATTAACCAAATAGGAACTTTTTCAATTTGTTGGTCAGCTTTTACTAATACCGAAACCGTATGTGATTTATTTAATATATTCGTATGTCGGATTGGGATTGTTATATTGGATTGCTTTCCATCAAATGTTCCAACCAACTTTCGTTTAGTATAATCCAAAGTAGTTCGGTTTAACATTCCTTCTTTTGCACATCTCCAAAATAGGTCATCATCTTCCATACCCCAATCCCAATAATCATTTGAATAACCATTGGTTGCATATACTTGCTCTTTGGTAAACAATACTGCTCCACCAAAGTATTCTTCGTATTTAAGACAATAATCGGATTGGGAAATACTAACTGCTATATGTTGTGGGTAATCTGTGGGATATGAATAATCGCAAGTATCGTTTTCTGGAACCATATCGATATCATGCCAAACTACATAATCACACCCATCTTCGAATGCATACTTTGCTGCAATGTTTTTCATAAGTCCTCTATTGAATAACTTATCATCACATTGATGTGCCAAATATATCGTATGTTCTATTCCAGCTTTTGTAAGAAACTCACTTATAGTTGGTACGAATATATTCATATGTTCTTCTCTATTCCGATACGGAACACATACTCCTAATTTATGCTTCATATTCCTACTATTATATGTGATTGAGTATTCACAGATATATTGCTATGCTCTTTGAATTTTAAATTAGATAACCCATCTTCCTTTGTATTAACATATCCTCTATTTACTTCGTTATAATATCTTAACTGATTATATCGAGTTGTTATATCTTTCCAAGCTCCGTTTACATATCCGTTCTCGGCATGTTCCAATAACTCAAACATACACTCTCTACGATATGGAATTGATACTATTTTATACTCATCCATTTCATATGGAACAATCTCACAATTATATATCTGCCCATCGTTACCATTGCCAGATAAATCCATCAACTTATATGATTTTATAAACTTAGCATCATAATATAATTTTAATTTATCCGATGATTCGTATTTACCAAAATCATGCGTTAATCCAAAGTATTTATTATTACTTATTTCCTTAACTTCATCTTCATTCAATACATCCGAATATATTGCTACTGAATTAATTAATCCATCAAAGAATTTTGGATTTTCTATTCTAGTTGGATTACCAACTCCAAAATATAATTTCGATTGTCTTCTGTAATTGTATAATGGGACGGTGTATTCTTTAAAACCAATTAGATTACCATCTTGATACATCTTTATGTTTTTATTATCAGTATCAATTGTTACACATATATTTGTTTTGTAGTTTGGTTTTATATCCGAATTAATATAAATAATATTTTCATCTTCATCGTATATTTCAAAATTATAACGAGAATATGAATTATAGTTTATTGATAAATCTAAACCCGGAATAGTAAATATGGAAAATGTATCATCGTATTTATTCACATCGCAATGAATATACTCAGGCGAGAATGATACAAATATAGTGTGGTTGGAATCGGTATCTATTGTATTCTTAGATTTAACATATGCGTTAATTCCATTGAATTTTAATGCAGAAGTATTACTACCTAATATCTTTGTTTTGAGTTGATTTAAATCTAATCCGTATTTTTGACATCTGAATAATAAATCATTATCTTCATATCCCCAACCCCAATACTCATTAGAATATCCATTTATTTTTTCGAAATCATCGGTTGGGAAAATTGTAACACCACCAAAGTATTCGTCAAATACAATTCGTTGAAAACCAATAGGAGATTTGAAATTTGAAGCGAGATGGATTGGGTGTGGTGAGTATGAATAGTCTACATCGATTGGTAGCATATCTACATCGTGAAATACTACATAATCACACCCTAACTTTTTTGCGTAGTGAAATCCTACATTCAGTAACTTACCTCTATTAAATGTTTTTGCTCCATCTTGTTCAACTACAATCAATTCAAAATCAATACCACTTTTATTTAAATGATAACTGATTGTATTTTTGAAAATGAGTAGTTGTTCAAATCTATCTCTGTATGGAACTATTACACCTAACTTATGCATGTATTATTTACTTTCAGTCTTTTCATTTTGCATTTTCCAAAACTCATAAAGATAATGCTGTATTCTTTGACTCCATTCATCTTTATCAATTTCTTCAAACCAAATAGTAAATGCGTCTACTGAATTAGCTATCTTTTCTAATGCTTTTGCTTTTCTTTGTTCTATTAATAGAATTTCTTGTTGATATTGTGTCAACTGCTCTTGTGTCTTGTCTTGCATACTATTTATATTAAGATATGAAGTTACAACTTTTTTTTGTAAAAAACAAATTAAATGGAAACTATTTTTCTAAATAATTCATTCCATTGTGAATAATAATTTTGATTTGGTAATTTTGTATAATAATCGTATGTTGGCAATGCCGGAATACTCTCAAACATAAATTCAGGTTCTGAAATATCAATTTTGAATTCAGTACGTTTTAATCTTAAATACATTGTCTTGTATTCATCTGAGAATGAGTATGGTTGTTTGATATCAGCTACTAACTTAATTCGTTCTATACAAGTGCTATCCCACTTAAAATGATGAACTTGCACATTGTATTCGGTAATCGGTGCAATCAACGGATGATTCCACCCCTGCCATCTCCAAGTTGTATGTCCATCTAATTTAGCATAGTGCTGTCCATTTGTTATTTCAATCCAACCTTTTACTATACATATCTTATTAGGACACGCATTACTCATTGGATATCTGAAGAAACCGGCTTGTGGGAATTGCTGAAATATATTTATATTGGGATGTATTGTCGGAAATGAACCATCTTCTCCCACTCTATCTATGAATCCACCTCTTACTATCTGCCAACCATTTTCATCACATTCTGAAATTATAGTTCGCAAAGGTTTAGAATAGACATGAAATTCATCATCATCTGATATTACCCACCATTCATTCGGAAATTCCGATTTTGTTTCATT